TAGGAGTTTTGTCAGCATATGTACCTAAACGCTTGTCTGCATCGGCACGATTGATACCTTTAGAACGCTTGTTGGCTGTTGCATGGTATTCTTTACTGCTGATTTCACCAGCATGTCGAGCCATTGCATTCGCACTAAGTGATTTGTGTGCGGCAGTTTTGTAACTTTGAAGTGTGGTCGATTTCAATTCATCAATGCGTTCAATTTCTTCTTTGATTGCAACAATTTTATTGTACATGTCCATAGACAATGCACCTTCACCACGCATGTTGATTAGATTCTCAACAACTTTGTGTAGGTCCATATCAGTCTTTGCATCTTCACGTGCATACTCCAGAACACGAATCAACAAAGGAATATCCATTGTTACAGTGTCTTTAGCATCAACCGCTTCTTTCACTGGCTTCTTTTCTTCGTTCCAATCATCACCACGCTCACCCATACCGGATGTTTCTTTCATGTGGCGCATCTTGAAAATTCTGAATTCGGAAGAACGTGCATATGCTTTCTTTTGATTTCCATCCATAGTCAAAGGATTCAATCCTTTAGACTTAATAAAAGTCATTAGAAGACCTGTGCCGGCTTCATCAAGTTGTTCGGTTTCCTCAGTCACACCTTGCTTTTTATCAGTAGGGTTAGGTCGTTCAGTCCTTGTCCATTTTTTATCAAATTCTGCCTGTGTCATTTTTCCATAGCGAACTTGATTCTGATCTGCTCGTTTTTTATCTTCGTACTTCTGTTTTAGAGAAACGCCTTCCGCCACACTTTGCTTGTATTGTGTCGCCAGATGTTGCTTAATCTTTTCGGCCTTTTGGCGGGCAGCCTCACGCTTTTGTGGGCTAGTTTCATTCTTACTCCAATGAACTGCGGTAGCGTGGTCTTGCTTCAATTGCTTGATTTTATCTTCCTTACCCTCATCTAATTCAACATCTTCTTGCTTCAAATTCTGTTTTTCACGGTCAAATGTGTGGCCAGATTTATAACGCTTAAAAGCATTTGAACGTGCATAAGAAGAACGTTGTGCAAAAGTCATAAACTCTGGATTGAATCCGAGTGAACGAATGTACTTCATCAAAAGACCATCCTCATTTAGGACTTCTTCTTTGACGGGTTGTGCATATTTTGCAGACCAAGGCTCCATTGGATCCTCGTATGGTGAATCGCCAAGTTTGCCCATAACAGACTCTTTCTTGGCCTTCACTATGTCCTTGACTAATTTACCAGCTTTGCTCATTGCTCAGTCCTTTTTAGCGGCCTTTGTTGCTGTTGCATACATTACGGATTTAGCTTTGTCGCCGTAACGTGCTTTGAAACCAGCAAGTGATTTTTTCATACCTTTTACGATACGCTCTTTTTCAGCAGTTTCACCTTTAGAAAGTTCACGTTCATCAACTTGTTCAACTTCTTCCTTTTTCATTTCACGTTCTTTTTTGTTGATTTTATCACCAACGTGAAGTGCTCTAGCAGCATAATCTCTGGCTCCTGCCTTATTGTCATCCATATGAGCACCATATGCACGATTAGTTAGCTCTTTTTTAGCTGCCTTCATCGTGTCAACTGAAAGTTCAGCAATTTGCTCGGCTTCTTCCTTAACATTACCTGCAACGTCCATCATCACTTTTTTTGGTGCAAATGGATTAGAAGTTTTACCTTTGACTTGACCAGCAAGAGTGTCGGTTGTCACTTTTTTAGGATCAATTTCTTCTTTTTTGACCTTTTCGTCATCATGTTCTGGTTTTTCTTTTTGCTTGGAACCACCATAGCGGGAACCTTGCTTCATACCAGAACCACCTGAAGGTTGTGGACCTGATTTAGCTTTTACAGCCTTCAACATGTCATCCCAGCCTTCTTCGACTTGTTCTTCTTCGTTGACTTTCTTTTCGCCACGGAGAATTTTAAAGTCATCAGCATCAACTTTATTGTTTTTGTTTTTATCAATTTTATGCTGATTACCCTTTAGTGCTTCCATTTTAGCTTTATAGTCAGCTTCATTGATGCCCTTGATAAGGTCGGCGATAGGATCAGATTGGGTGAATGCGTTTTTAGTGAACATTTATTTCTCCGTTATAATTAGCAGTTCCATTTGCGTAGTGATAATGCTTTTCTAGTTGGTCTACCTTTTTCGTCCTTCATCGGACCTGGCATTCCACCCATTCTAGCACAGAATGATTTTCTTCTATTGGCCGCTTTGCTTCCAGGTTTTAATTTGGAAGGTGGTGTAGTAACAGCCATCGATAATTTCGAACCTGGATTTTCACGGCGATAAGAAGCAATACCTTTACGATTCAAACCACCTTCAGGGTTTTTACCTGCTTTTCTTTGCCAAGCAGGTGACTTTTCTTCGTTCAGAGCATTCTTCAAGAACTCACCTTGCGTTATAGCATGGTGATGTTTAGCCATAAATGTATGGTAGCCATCCATGTCACCCATATCTTTAAGAGAATTAGCCTTCTCAACATACTGTTTGGCAGTATCAAAAAAGCGATTCATTTGCCTTTCAAAATCTTTTTTTTCTTGCTCTTTTGAGTATTGCAAAAATGTTTTCATTTCTTTTTCTTCTTTAGAAGTGGAGGATTAACGGGTATCTTATTCAGAGTATCCATTGGTTCTTTATTTGATGGTCCATGATAACCACCGGTGACTCCCATTTCAGTGCTAGGAGAATCAATAGATTCTTTTCTAAATTTATTAAATGATTTGCGTGTCACCTCTGCGGTACTACTATATTTATGCTCTGTCTGTTCTTTAAAGTTAACATTACTTAGACCAGCCATTGGATAAACTGTACCCTGACCACGTGTATCATACTCTGGTGATACACCAGAAGTTTTGATTACTTTTCCACTTTCGGCGTTTGAGGTTTTCTGCCTCTTGGCTTTTTGTTTGTCTGCGTCTTGTTGGAATCTGGTTTCTTTGGCTGGACTTTTGACTGTGATGGTTGGTCCACTACTTTCGTAGGTTCTGAAGGTGTAACCGGAGTTTGAGGTAATTCCTCCGTCTTTAATGTCGTCTGGCTTGCCTTGTCTTCTGACAAGTTCACAGCTTGGACAGATGTTGTCGGCAATTCTGTAGCGTTTGTAAGAACCGCTTTTTTGGTCGGTCCGTCCAGAGGATGTGGCTTTGTCTCCACAGGAGCAACTGGGTCCTTCGGCGAGAACAGCTTTGCTAATTGTTTTAGTTTCTGAAACATATTTTTTGTATCCCTTTTCTAATATAGGTTTTGTTATAAAAGTTTCGAACATCTTATTGATGTTGTGTTTTTTGTGCCTTACCATCCAAGATTCGGCGAGTTCATTGTCAACAGGGGTATCAAAGAACCAGTTAGTCATTTCATAAATGATAGAAATGTCTTCCTCTTTCTCTGACGTTTCAAAATCGTTGGCTTCATTCAAGTCCACGGAGTTGTCAAACTCAAGATACTTTTTAAAATCTTGATTGAATTTTTCTGCAACTAACTGTGTGACTTCCCATCTTTGCTGACGGACAGATTCAGCCATCATTCTTTCGTGGCCTTCGTTACGCTTTCTTGATGATTCATTCGATGTATTTACAAAAATCATCATAGTTTCGTAACCAAGTTCTTCCAATTCTTCACGAATAGCAAGAATGTTATATTGTTCGTTTGTCGTACCAGTGATAATCAGGGGTTGGCGTTGACGAATAGCTTCACGGCGAGTGTCACGTGAGAACTCATATAATTTGTGTTTATCATTCAGTATTGATACTGCCGTTGTTGAAGTGATTTCTACTGCATTCTGTTGTGCAATTGCTTCACGTATGATAATGTCTTTGCCGGAACCTGGTCCACCAGATATGAAAACGGCTTTGAACAGACCATGATTGGCACTTTCGTGTATACCCATACCTTGTCTAACATCACGGAACAATTCTTTTGCATGTTTTTCTGGAACGTGTGAAGGAATACCCTGTTTGAATGAATGAAAATCATTATTTTGAGCATGTTCACGCATCTTAGATGCAGACATACCTTCCGTACCTTCAGAATCGGGATCACGTTGGCCAGCAGACTTAACTTCAATCTTTTTGAAATTATATAATGAACCCTTTGCGGTGCCATTATATTGTTGTAATTTCTTTTCGTATTCAGGTATTCTGTCCGAACCAGCAACCATAATTAAATGGTCATGACCCATGGCATGTAATCTTGCGGCATGTTGCAAGAATGTTGGATGTTCCTTAGATGATGCTTCGATATTAGTATTGGGGAAGAAACGTTTTGCGTGTTTTACTTTTGAAGTAATATCAAGTGGATTCTTTTTAGCATCAACAGAGTGTGAAATAATGATGTGGTGAGGAGCGTTATGATCTTTGGCAATTTCTTTAACTTTATTGACCAACTTTTCGTGTCCCGTAGTTGGAGGATTCATGCGACCAAAGGCCATCACCACAGGTTTGTGGGTTTTAGAATTCGCTTCTAATTTTTCTAAAAATGATTTCATTTAATCTTTATGTCCCAAAGTCTTTTTAAAGTTGTGTAAATCTTCATCTTTATCTAAATCATATGTACTTTTATTTAAACCAGACTTACCATCAGGATGAAATGCTACAGTCCTAGCAAATTTATTACCTTTTTGTTTTTCTCTAATTCTCCAGGCACCTTTACCTGATATGTTAGGAAGACCATGGCCAGTTTCATCTTTTTTACCAACACTATAAGTTCCGTATCCACCAACTTGTAAAACGTGTACATGATGGTCTTGTAGGTATGCATGTGCTGGATCTAAATTTGGATGCTTTATTTCAATAGTCTTTGCTCTACCAGAACTTGTCGATTCGGCCTTGTCTGGTTCTCCATGCATTTTGTTCATGTAATGTAAAATGCCTGCCTTATCAATCTCTTTTGCGTATTCTGGTCTATTCTTTCTCGCTTTATCACCAATGTGCCAGCCTTTTTCTTTTGTGTGATGTATTGTCAATTGTCCCATGGATGCTGTAACACCGTCTTTTGTTTCTCCATTTAATAGTGAACCGGTGACGGCACCAGGGTGAGCAACTTTTTTCTTTCTATTCTCCACAGCAAAGTCTGTACCGGCCGTTGAGCCTGCACCTGTGAGATGGTGTGGCATAATACCATGTTTCTTTAATCTTTCGACAAATTTATTTTCATAGTCATGCCCCTTGTTTGACGGTGCCTCACCGGGTTTATACAATTTAGACAAAGGTATTAGTTGGTCATTTCCAGTTTGATCTTCCGCATGTACGTGCAGTTTATTATTAACAAGATCAAAACTTTTTAATTTAACATGAGAGCCGGCCGGTAAATCTTCATGTTCTGCGGCCAAAGTGTGTGTATATCCTTCCGAATTTAAATGAGGTAACACATACTTCATTAAATGGTCTTCGGCAGCGGCACCAGAAGAAGCCATTCTTGCACGGCCTTCATTTAAATTATAGGAGTCGAATTGTTTAAATCTTAAAAAATTCATTTTAAATATTCCTTATGCCCGCAAAATTCCTACGGGAAAATTCTGCACGGTTAACAAATTTGTCAGACTCTTTGCCGTGGTGGAAGACATAACCTTCTGGATTTGCCGCTTCACCACCGTGTTCGTGCTGGAATTCTTGATGCTGGTTCATTACATTGATTAGCACGTTTTTTGCTTTCTGCAAATGCTGGTGCATTTTAAATAAATTATTGTAGTGTTTTCTATTTCGGTCAACCTTACCTAATTCATCCTTCAGTTCAGACTGTTTAGCAGTTCGGTTCTTTTCAACCTTCAGCTTATCTATTGCTTTGTTTTTGGAGTTTTCCAACCACTTGGAAAAATTCTGATGATTTGGTGTTTCACCTGTACGAACAGTATGGTTCATGTAAGTTTCTAAGTGGCCACCGATACCATGATGAGTTTTTGTGCCAGCATACATGTCATCACCATGTGTGTCATGTACAGCTTGTGCGGCCGCAATATGTTTGTTGAACTCTGCTCGGTCTTTAGGACCAAAGTGAACTTTGGATGTGTCCATCCTTGGATCAACAGAGAATACGTCTGGGTGCTGTTTGAACTTTTCATGGTTCACTTCATGTGAAGCATTTAGGCTTCCTGCGTCCTTGCCCGAATAAGAAAGGTGTGTCACAACACCAATCTTAGACTTTTTAACAGAGGCAGCATGTGTACCATGGGCGGTGTATGTTAGACCAGATGGGTTTGGATGAAAAGAAACACCTCCACCTTTTGCTGGTGTTTTGTCATCATGTGAGAACATCATGTCACCCTGATATACACCTTTTTCTGGTGCTACCTTAGGTAGATGCTGTAGTGCATCTTTCAGTTTCTTTACCAAACCTGGTGCGTGTCCGTGGTTCTTTTCGATATCAGCAGGTGTGTAGTTAATCTTTGGAGTCTTATTGAATGCTGATTTTGATGCTACGAAAAACTTACCATTCTCTGGATGGTGACCATAAACAATAGCTGGTGAACCATCATATTTTGTTGTTAATTCGGAGGACTTTTTACCTTGTTGTATGTGTTGTGCGGCGGCGGTAAGTGAAGCGATAGCATGTTTAGCACCCTTCTCTCCATTCTGGAGTGGACGGTCTTCCACGTGCGTAAGATGTTTAATCTGACGGCTTGCCCCTTCTTCAGGGTCTTCTTGCTCTGTTAAAAAACGGGAAAAAGATAACATTAAATCCTCGATCTAGTACACTGTGACTATGTATTATTTAGTAACCCCAAATTTTAATATCTACCCATTTGTCCATATCTTCTCTAACTAAGGAATGCTTTCCAATGTTAAATTTACCGTCTGTAAAGGGGTGGTCGATATCAATACGTTCAACTGGGATGGAATTTCTGGTTAGTTGTTCTTGTAACATTTCGTGACCACAAAGTGGAACACCAAGCCTTCCCAAATTCAAAAAGGTTGAAGCATACACATTCATCGTATCCGGATCAGCAATCGCAAATTGGTCATTCAATAATGGATTGGGACCATCGGTATCTTTTGATATGTAAACTTTACCTTTTTCAAGGTTCGAAAAGTCTATAACTTTGTTAAGTGCTAGGTCAAACCTGCTTCTAATAACAAAGTCATATTTTACATCATTTAGAACTTGATGGCGAATCCTAAGGTCGTTTGCTTTATAAATTGAATAAAACATTGACGTACAGAAGTTTGCCGGATGTGAAGCATTCGGAACAAACATGTCGGAGTTTATTGTTGCCGGTAATGGCATATCGTATGCCAAATATATTGGATCGTAGATGAAATTTATATCCTCATACATTTTCATCTGTGTTATACCACCTGGCGGCTTCCAGGTATGACAGAAAACATCTACATTGTAAACATCTAGAAGATTTTTCTTGACGTAATTTTGTGCTCGAAATAAACCTCTAGCTTGCCCCGACAGACATAGTGCTAGTTTCAGTGATGAATTTTTCGACATAATCTGTACACACTCCAACAATATTAACAGTCTTTACATATTCCCAATACTTATCACACCTTTCAGGCATAACAGCAACTGAGTTATTAGTTAGGTGTTTTCCTGGATAGGTCCAAATAACATCATTTGAAGTTAAGGTGAAATCGTCCTCTTGATGCCAAAAATATGTATATTTAAAAGGTCGGTTTATCAATTCATGGAGTGCGTCTAAGTTTTTACAATGAAGCCAAAGACCTTGTTTACCGATGAATTCTTCTTCGACCATGTATTGTGGCTCATCATGTCCTAACCACCATTCATCTTTAATTCTCCAAAGGTCTACTTCACAATCGTATCCTTTTTTCAGTGCCAGTAGAATTTGGCTTGGGTGATTTTCTTTTTCTTTGTCTGGTCCCTGGAAAAGACCACGGTGTGCAATCATTTTCATTGATAAAGACTCTTATGTTTGTATTCACCAAGTGGTGTATGCATAATTGTTTTGTTAATCATAAATTCTTCCCATGGTAATCCAAGCCTACGGATGAAATGCTCAGAGATAACATGTGGGCAAAGAAGACCAGTTTCTTTGTAAAGTTGCGGCAAGTGATACAACACCTTACAGAACAAACTCATTGTAAAGAAGTTTCCAACCTGAATCATATCGGAAGTTCCTTGTCCCATGTGATTCTTGTAACCTAGTGTGTAGAATTTATTTGGAATGAATTCAGGTAGTGCCTCATTAAACATCAAATCTGGTCTCATACGAATCACCAAATCATATGTTTTACCGGATAACATCATGTGTTCTTCAATGGCAAGCATACCACGACCAACTTTGAACCACATCGAAAGCTGGTTCTTTGGAACATGGTAAAAGGTTTCAAACTGTTTCGCTCTAGTTGAAAAATTATCTTCGAATTCTTCATAATTCTCAACATTCATACAAACAGGTTTATATGCTTGCTCTACAGCAGTAACATCCAACTTCGGTCCACCTTCTGTGATACCTTTAGAAGAATGTGGGTCCCAATATGCCTCAGAATCCCAAGTGTCAATGAAAACATCTGGATTGTATTTGTCGATGATGTG